TTGAAGAGCCAACCGACGAACTGGCGTTAGCGCAACGGGACCAGATTCTCTTTAGCACCATGGGGTTACCGGTAGCTAAAGACTACATGTACACCCGGCACTCTGTCCCTGAACCTGACGATAACGCGGAACTGTTTAAACCGCCGATGGCCGGTCCTGACCCGGCCCATGGTGTGCCGACTATGCCGGCCGAACAAGCGATTATTGGCGGCGTTAAAGGGCCTAAACCGCAGAAACCGGAAAAGCCGAAAGCCAAAGCGTCAATGCAAATGATGCTGGCTGCGCGGCAAGGGTTAGCGTTACGAAAAGAGTTCGGGCACGGCGGCACCGTGTCAGCGGTGACCCGCGCTCGGGACATAGCGAAAGGGACAGAGTTAACTGAAGGGACCGCTAAACGGTTAATGATGTATTTCGACGGGCACCCGCAAGACGCTACTGCAGCATTAGAAACGCCTGAAGGCATCGCCTTTTTGTTACATGGGGGTGCCGCCGGCAAACTATGGGTCGAACAACTTGTTAACGGAGAAAATACCTGATGTTACTTTTAATCATTATCTTACTCCTGCTCTTTGGCGGAAGCGGTTACTGGGGTTACGGCGCATACGGGTACCGTGGGACGATTATTCCGCTCATTATTTTAATCATCGTTTTAATCTGGTTATTCGGGTTAGGCGGCCACAGTTATTTCTACAGATAAAATCTTATGGCAATCGAAGAGCTCACTTACATGGAGAAATCGGTTATTGCACTCGAACAAGATTGCGACCGGTTAATAGCGCAAATCATCAAAACCAAAAAGGTGATTAAAAAGCTAGCGGCCTCAGGCCGGGAAGACGGGATGAACTGGTTAAAAGACCAGATGAAATTCGTTTCCGACGAAGTGGACAGGATGGTGGGCGAATGAGAACCCTCTTGTTCGCAATCGTCCTTTGGCCGTTAACCTTGTTTGCTGCGAACTGGTACGCGCGCCCGGGTGGTGCCGGCAGCAAAAACGGGGGTGATTGGGATAACGCTTGGTCGGGTACATCGATTGGTTGGTCTAGCGTTAAACCGGGCGACACCGTGTGGTTAGCCGGGGGCGATTACGGCGGGTTTACGACCGGGGCTAGCGGCAGCGCCAATAACCCGATCACTATCCGGCGCGTTCTGGGCAGCGATAGCGAAGCAACCAGCGCGAAAGGCTGGAGTTCAAGCTTTGACGCTCAAGTGAAACTAGGGTCAATCACTGTCCCGGGCCAAAGTTGGGTAACCATCGATGGCCGGATGAAAAGCGGTATCCTGGTAACGGTTGGCGGATCAGGCGGCAACGGGATGTACGGCGCGAATCAAGGCTCGATCGATCATATCACCATTAAATGGATCGAGTTTTTGGGGCCGAATAAGACCAGCGGCTTAAGTTACGGCCGGTACGGAATCAATCTGGCACCATCCAAAAATTCGGTCACAAATTTAACGATTTCAGATTGTTGGATACATGTGTGGTGCGAAGCCCTGCGGGGCTGCAACTGGGATGGTGTAGTTATCGAACGCTGCACCATTTCAGATACCAGCACCGATAATATTGATCATAGCGATATCATTTACAGTTACCCGTCAAAGAATGTCACGTTCCGGTACAACAACATTTTCAATAGCCCTGAAGACGGCATGTTCCACGAGTTCGGGGGCGCGGTTAATTTCGAGTTTTACGGCAACATTTTCTGGAACACCAAATGGCACATGATTTTCTTTAAAACGCCGGGTACCTACGGCCCGTTCAAGTTTTATAACAACGTGTTTGCCGGCCGGGACTCGGACCAGAATCATGGGTACATTTCTAATGGCGGGTCAACCATTGCCGCGGGGAGCGAAATCCGGAACAACGTGTTCCTGAATTCGACCAACAATTTTGGCGGGATATCCGATTACAATTATTATGTGCCGACCAGGGTAAACGGATACGACGCCCCGAAAGAACCGCACAGTTTCACCGGGTCAACTAACCCGTTCGTTAATTCCGGGGCCGGCGATTTCCATTTGACCAAGGCCGGAGCCGATCTGCTGGCTAATAAAGGCCAAGCGCTCGGGGCGGAATACAACACCGACGCAGACGGCAACACCCGGGGCAGCGGGGGCGGTTGGGACATCGGCGTTTATGAATCAGGCGGCACGGCTCCTACGCCTACACCAGAGCCTACGGCAACACCTACCCCCAGACCTACGGCTACACCCACCCCGGAACCCACCGCAACGCCTACGCCCGAACCTACGGCTACCCCGGAACCGATTGTGCCACCGGTATCAACCAAGTTGGTGGTCGGCGAGAAGGCCCTTGTCACAGCGGGTGGGGTTAATGTGCGGAACAAACCTTCCGGCGTCCTGGTCGGGCCACAAGCTGAAGGCCAGATTGCCACGGTTACCGGCGGGCCGGTCCAAGAGACCTTTAACGGGGTACCGGTCAACTGGTGGACGTGCACGTTCGCTTCTAGTCCGAACGGTTGGGTTGGCGAAGATAACCTTGTCCCCGGGCCGTCCCCGACACCCACCCCAATCCCGACACCTACTCCGGCGGCCACCTACAATACTTGGTTAGCCAAGGTAAACGCCAAGATTGCCAAGGATAAACCGGCTGAAAAAGATATGCAGACCTGGACAACGGCCAATCCGCCGACCAGTGATTGACCAATGAACCGGCGCTACAAAAAACGTTATCGGGAGCCGCACCCAAAGTTGAAAGCGGCTTTGGCGACCTTGATAGCTTTGGCGTTAGCGCAAAAACGTAAACTCATACTAACTTATGTTGCAGATAACGGGACAACAAACCTCTTGGATTACGCCGACCAAATATTGGATGCGGGTTGGGAAACACATTTCCATAAGGCTGCCCGTATCTTGTCCGAAGCGGCGACCTCGAGTGCACTCGAAACCCTCGACGAATCCGGCCAAGAGTACAGTGACCAACTGCTCATCAACATCGAGCAACACAACGAACGAACGGCTAAGGCTGAAGCTGCTGCACTTTTGGGATTATTATATGACGCAACCAAGGCCGTTGCCGTACCGACTCTCGTTGGATGGTCCATCGGACAAACCTTATTGGATCAATTAACCCGGGTGGTTACAAAAGCTGAAGAACTGGAATGGTCAAGCTTGGCGCTTGACCAGGCAATAGCGGAGATGTCCGGGTTCAGCGCTAAACGCGCCTCACAAATGGCGCATGATTCATTGGCGTACGTTGACGGGGTGGCCGCCCGCACTGCTGCCGCGGTTACCGGGGCAACCGAGAAACGCAGTGAATGCATTAACGACGATAAAACGTGTCCCGACTGTCTGGAGAACGCTGCGATGGGGTGGATAGGGATAAACGCGAAGTTCACCGGGAGCGATACGGAAGACACCCCGCACCATCCAAACTGCCGATGCTCGGTGGAATACGTCTGGGGCCGGGTACCGGTCGAGGTTGTATGAAAGAGGATATTTATAGCGGGACGGTTAAAGCCGGGGGCGCATTTTCCATAGGTGAATACAACGCTATCCGGTTACTGGTGACACTCGATAATGAGACCGATTTTACTTATCTGTATATTCCAGCTTGCAACTACAAATTCCAAAAGAACGACGAAGTGTCCTGGGATAATTCGGGTCACATGTTTTGTCATTCTAACGGGCGATCAACTGAATTCAACCTGTTGAACGTGGCGTTACGCATCCAATGAGTGTTACCATTGATATCACGGTTGACGAGAAAGCGGTCCAAGCCAAACTGAACCGGTTAGACGGATTCCTTGAAAACCCTAGCGCGTCCTTGATGCACGCCGGGGCAGAAGTAAAAGAATACGTCCAGCTTTATCACGAAGAGTTTGACGGCCGTTGGCGCGGAGCCGGGTACATGAACGGCCCGCGATCGGGCCAATGGGAAAAAGATGTGGCCGCAGATTGGCAATCACCGGTTCCGGTAGACGCTAACACGGTCAGCATCGTTAACACGCATCCGCATCTGTCCCATAAGATCGAGGGCGGCACAATCCGCCCGGTGAACGCCGGCGCGTTGACCATACCCTTGATACCAGACGCTAAAGGGTTAAGCGCCCGGGAATATGAAGCGGCCAGCGGCAACAAGCTCTTCGCGGTTAAAGGGGTGCTCGCCCATAAAGGCGATGGAAACGAAATCGTGCCGGTTTACGCCCTTAAACAGAGCGTTACCCAAGGCCCGTGGCCGGGCGCGATGCCGGCTCAAGAAGATTTACAAGCGGTATTCGATAAAGCGGTAGCAATTGAACTCGCACCGGTTTTAGCATCATGAACCCTATTTTAATTCAATCAGAATTGTTAGTGGATTTACATGGCGAGTTGCCAAGTGAAATCATGTATTTCCCTGCAGGCCCGAGTACCCTTAACCCATCGGTGAACGGCCAGGCGAAACAAATCTCTGTCAACGTTTCAAAAGACACCGCGGCCGTATTACAAGCGGAACTCGAGACGTTAAACAAAGAAAACGTCCGACCGTTCATTGATTTTGACCATCACGGCGGTGCCGCTGCCGCTATCCCCAAACGGTTTACCTGGAAAGAGGGGCAGGGGGTGATGCTAGAACTGGATTGGACCGGAGCCGGTAAAAATGCGGTCGGGGGCCGGGATTACAGTTATTTTTCGCCGACCTTTTTATTGGACGATAAAGGGGCGGTAGCCGGTATCCCGAAAACCGGGTCAATCGGCGCCTTGGTCAATAACCCGGCATTCCGCCGATTTAAACCGATCCACGCCGCGCACGCGCCGGTCGGAGCGTTTGCCACCATCGAAGGATACTTTGGGCCAACTGGCGAAATGATTTATTGGGAAAAAGATTTGGAAACAAGCGCGATGAGCGCAAACGAAGGAGAACCCATGACAGACGAAGAAATTAAAGCGCTCAAGCTCGAAATGGAAGCTGTCCGCGCTGAAAACAAGAAGTTAGCAGAAGCTTCTGAGACTAAAAAGAATGATACTAAAGTTCAGTTTCTTGAAGCCAAAATCAAAGAACTCGAAGAGCAACAAGAAGCCCAAAAAATCGAAGCGGCCAGCGCGGCGGCCGATTACGTAATTGAAGCGGCGATTGTGGCCGGGAAAATTGCACCAAAAAACGACATTATCAGGGCTGGGTTAAAGAAATGGTTTTTGAACGACCCGGAAAGTGCCAAGGCGCATATTGAATCGATGCCGCCGAACCCGGCATTTAAAACGGTAATTCAAGCGAAAGTCGGGGATAAAAACTTGGGGGCACCGGCCCGGGTCAATGACACCACTAAAATGGGTAGCTCGAGCGGGCAAGCGTGCGATATCGCGGTACGCGAACATATGGACGCGCATCCAGGGAAAACGTACGAGGCGTCCTGGCGCGATGTGTCACGAATCAAGCCGGAACTATTTACGGCAGCGAATTAGTTAACATAACAAACAAAGAACAAGGAGGTTCTTTATGAGTACATTTGGAGGTATTTTCAACGAGTTACCGATTCGCCCGTATGCAGTCGCAGCGGCTTCGACACTCGTTAAAGGGATGGTTGTTCAATACAACAGCGGTACCGCTGTTGTTGAACCGTGGAGTGTAGGGACAAACGTGGCATTCGGTGTTTGTACCGGTGACGCGGACCTGAATATTTTAATGGTTGACGTGTACGTGGCAAAAGGTTGCAGCGTACTCATCAAGTGCAACGTCGGGATTATCCCGGTGCCAGGAAACAATCTGTTTTTTGCGGCATCAGGGGTAGTTGGCATAACTGGTACCTTAGGCCAGCAATGCGGCAAAGCCATCGGCACAGGGTTTAACGGATTCGTCGAAGCGATCCTCGCTTGAAAAGGACACCAATTTTATGCCTTACGATGTTTCACAATTATTGACCTACGCACAAGGGATAGTCGGGGATTGGGCGCAAAAACATGATATTGCCGGATGGCTCGCGCCGGAAGTTACCGTTGTTACTGAGAAATTCTTTTACAAGAATTACGGGTCCGGCAACGCGTTTAAAGCCATTGATACCCGACGCAGCATGGGCGGCGGTGCGTCCCGAATCGATTACACGGTGACCGATTCACAAGGTGTTTTGGGCGAGAACTCGCTTGAATGCACTATTGACGATATTGAACGCCGGCAGAATCCGGAAAGTGAATCAACCCTCGAGATGATTAAAACTCGGGATTTGACTTTAACGATTCTGAACAACTATCTGAAAGCGTTATTCGCTTTCATGAAAACCAATGTAGCGGTGACACCTACGCTCGGCACCAACTGGAGCACAAGCGCGGACCCAATCGCGGACATTGATTCAATCGTTAAACTGACCACAGACACCACCGGTGTTGTTCCAAACCGGTTGTACATGGATTTAACGAGTTGGATCCAGTTTAAGAACAATACCAAAGTTCTCGACCGAATCCGGTTCACGCGTTTAGGGGTTGCGACCCTTGATAATGTGAGCGCGCTATTTGCGATGCCGTTGGAAATCAGGGTCGGTGGCGGTGCTCTTTACACGGATGTGGGCGGCAGCGCTAATAACGTGTTTGTCTTTTACGGGCAAGATACACCTGGGATTCAAGACCCGAGTTTCATGAAGGTCTTTGTGCGTACCCCGAACCGGTTTACCGCCATGCGGCAGTACCGGGAAGAAAAAATTAGGTCCGATGTTTATTACCTGGATTGGCAACAGCTATTTGCCATTACCGGTGCCGGCATCGTGACCAGGATTCAGACTACGTAACATTGGAAAACGGATATTACAGGTATGTGGGAATTATTCGATCCAGACGATGTTTTAAGCACGTTAAGCCAACCGGAACGCGACTTATTCGGGACCGGCGCTAGTGACGAGGATTTCCCTGATCGATTAATTGAGATAATTAACGAAGTGGTTTCGATGGTGCGCGGCAGGGTAGCCGCGTGGCCGGATAACAGAGCGTCGATGGGGCCGGAAGAAACGATCCCGGAAGAGTTGTATTTAGCGACCATCAACATTGTTCGGTACCAACTTTTAACAGCGCTCCCGGGCGGGCGCATGTTCATTGATGAACCGAGAGAACGCACCTATTCAGACGCGTTAAAACTCATGGAAAATGTTGCCGCCGGCACATTGGTTGTCGGGGTACCCGGTAATATCGGGTTTACCTCGGACCAATCCCGGTTTGGGTCACGGGACGATTATCTGCAATCCGGCAAACGCAATTTGAACGTTCAAGATTACGGGTTCTGGCATTGATTACTTCCACCTTAGCGCAGTTACAAACCAAGTTGGCCGGGATGCTGACGATTGACCCGGTTTTTAACGGGACACAATCGACCAACGGCAAACCGGTCCCGGTGGTAACTGAAACTATCGGGGACGTAATCAGTTATACCCAACAAGCAATAGGCGAGATGGGGTTAGTGGCGATCATCATGACACCTGACTTTAAACTGATGGATAGCCGGGTGGCGCCTTTAGTGGCTACCGTGCGAATCCAGATTCAGGTATCAGAGTTTTACGCGTTAAACCAGTCTCGGTCAGGGATCGGGATATCAGCGGCGACATTAGCCGCGCGGATTGTCGAGTTATTACATTGGCAACCGCACAATGTGGTTCCGGACATTGATTACAAACATCAATTGCTTGTTTTACTTGGCGTAACATTGCGCGGGCATTCGGACCAACGTAGTGCTCTCACATATCTGTTAATGTTCCAAACTCAACTAGTTATAAAAACGTTATGAGTCAAAATTTTGGGGACGCAATCAATCTCTTGAACGCGTCGGCAATTATCCTGTTCCAGAAAGCGGGGGTTACCGACCGGTTTATTGAGTTTGGAAACAACACGAACGTAACCGCTACTAGCGGCGTTAAATCAATCACGGCTTATTTCAGCGAGAACGGTTTTTTATCTTTGGGTAAAAAAGTGGTTACAACGGTTGAACCGGTGTTCACGGTGACCTGTGACGAGTTCCCGGTTCAGAACCTTGGGTTTTTGTACGGGAGCACAACCCGGGTCGCGTACACTCAACCGTTAAATGCTTCGGCCACGGTGACGGTAACTAACGCCGCGGCGTATGACGTGGTCCGGTTACCGGTCGAAAACCCGACCATTATATCAATCACCATTTCAGCGACACCGCTGGTGTTGGGGGTAGATTATGATTTGGTTGGGAACGGTAGTAAAGCAAGTGCAGTCCGGTTTTTGTCCGGGTCAACGCTTGTTACCGGGGCGACTAGCGCCATTATCACCTATTCGAGTCCGGCAATTACCTCGACTACGTTTCCGAAAATCTGGAAGACCGATACATTCAATAACCTGAATGTTAGCGGTTATTGCGAGATCACGTTTACAGACGCGTTTAGTTCGCTGTTCAATCACCGGATTACCGGCAACTGTTTTCTATCCCCGGCTAAATATCCGGACTACAAAGCAGACGCTTTTTGTAGCGCGGATTTCACGTTGTCCATGGTCGGTGCTGGTAACCTGTTCAAGGTCGAGTTTTAAACAACAAAAGGGTTCGGACACGGCAACCCGATAGCTAAGCCGGTTTAATGGTCGATGCAAAAACGGAATTAGAAAATATCCAAGGGTATAGAGCCATCAACATTCTGGTTGATGGCGTCTCCGAAGAAGTACGTATAAAGAAGTTCAACGTTTACGAACTGCAAACCTACGCCACGGTGTACGGGGACCAGGGAAAAAGCGTTGAGCTTTTTTGTGGGAAACCGGATAAATGGGCCGCGTCAATATCGTATGAAGATGTTGAGCGAATCTTAGATATTGGCGTTGAAATCAACGACCCTATATTGAACCGGTACGCGGATCGAGACGGTTCAATTCTCAAAAGGATGTTGGCGGTACAAGAACGCCAAACCGAAAAGCTCGAGATCCTGAAATCACTTACGGCCGCATCTGTTTCGAGGTCGCCATCATTACCTGCACAGATGTCGTCACCGTCGCCCAATGGCCCGTTAGCCGGGTCATCCGCACTCACTCCATAGCGATGCAGCTTTCTGCGCTAGACCATCTGCAACATTTGCACGCTATCGCCGCCGGGGTCGCGCCGGCCATGTGCGGTCAGGAAGGGCACCGGGCGTATACCAAAATGGCCGAACAATTTCTAGGGATTTACAAGGATGCCTGATAGCACATCCAGGGTAGAGATCGTCTTGAATATTAACGCCGCTAATCGCGGGGCGTTAAAAGAGGTTCAAGACGATTTAAACAAGCTGAAAGGGTCGGTCACAGAATCGACCGGCCAATACACCGGGTTTACCAATGCGGTGGTAGGCGCCGAACGTGCGACCAACATAATGGGCGGGCAAGCGCGGACGGCGACCACGGCGACCAAAGAATTGGCCACCGCTACGAATGTGGCTAAGACCGAATCAATCGCGTTACAGGCGGCCATAGGCGGGGTAGCGATAGCGACGGCAGCAGCAGTGGCCGGCGTGGTGGCATTAGCGGCAGCGATGGCCGGGTTAATCACGAAAGGGTTAGACCTGGAAAAACAGTTGCAAGGGGTTAAATCCGGGGTGGAAGGCGCCCTTTTAAATAACTCCAACTTCGGGGCCGCTGGTAGCCAGGCGGGCGGGGCTGCGGCCATCAAAGCGATTAAAGACGCGGCTGACCAGGCGGAGGTGCCGGTCTCGCAACTGGCAAAAACGTTCGGGGACGTGTTCCCGGCCGCGGTCCGAGCGAACACGCCCATCAAGACACTCGCTAATTTAGTGGGCGAACTGACGGTTCAACAAGATTCCTTGCACGTTTCGCAAGGTAAAATGGTGACGGACCTTGAACAGATTTTTAACGGGACAGTTAGCAATTCCAATGTGCTGGCGCAAAACCTTGGGATAACCAAGGAACAAGCGGCAGCCTGGCGCGAGAACGGGAATATTGCGCAGGAAGTTGCCCAGAAAGTTCAGGCGTTCGCAGCGGTTCACAGCGAATCGGGCGACACCATTGACCGTGCGAACCAAAAGGTTTTAGCGGCCTTTGAAGAATTGGCGTTAAAAGCGGCTGAACCATTTATTGAGCCGGTCACAAAAGCCTTGAACATGTTGGCGACGGCGATGAACGACCCGGCAATACAAGCCGGGGCGCAGTACATCGCGGAACAGTTCGCCTTTATCATGGAGAAAGGTTTAGAGCTGATTACCGCTTGCCAGAACATCGGGCGAGCAATCGTTAACGTTCTGAACGCTGGCAAAGATTTCATTAATTCAGGTGTTATCAGTTTGATGAACCCGACTGAAGGCAACGCGGCAATTGTTGACCGGTTAAGCAACCAGGAAGCGCTAGCGGCTGAAGCCAGGAAACACGCTGGTGACATTGAATTGCCCGGGATCGAGGTGCGGGCCCCTGGGTTACGCGCACCCGTAGGCGGCGGTGGTGGCGGCGGCGGGGGCGGGGGTGCGGCGGCTCCAAGCCCGGATG